TTCGGCAGCACGATCCCGCCGTCGATGCCCGCCTTTCCTGTCGTGCCGTTGAGTCGGATCGTGTCCGTGCCGGCGTTGGGGTCGCCTGCGTGGAGGATGGTACCCCACCGATCTCCGGTGGCCGAGCTATCTTTCCACTTGAGGTTCTGATTGGCCAAGGCGGCATTGACCGCGACGCCGCCGACACCCCCGGCCACGGTGTCGTTTTCAGTGCACTCCGCATGGTGAGACGCCAACAGGACGGAGCGATCTCCGGAGACGATTCCGTTGTCCGCACCGGCCACGACGCTGTGAGGGTTCAGCACCGTGGATTCCCCGGCTGCGGTCCCACTACAGGCCAAGAGAGCGGACGGGGATCCCACTGCTTCACAAAGACCAACGCACGCAGCGACGATGGAACGATCGCCCAGGGCGCGCGGATCCTCGCCCGGCACCGCCGTGTCAATCGATGCGACGACGGCAGATTCCATGCCCATTGCATAGCCACCGTCGCTGGCGATGACCGATGTATCTGCCGCTCCGGCCTGCGATTGCGTGGAGGCCACGAGTGACGCCACGTGGTGCGACGACTCGAGACCGCCCATGGCCACGGCAGCCGACCGAACCGCCGCTGCGCCCTTGACCACTTCCGAGAACTGCGTGACGTCGGCCTTGTTCAGCGGCATGACATGCTCGACGGTGAGGCAAATTGCCTCCTGGATCGCGTTGAAGAAGTCGCCGCTGAGCGTCGTAACGGGCGGAACCTCCGTGCAGAATCCGGGCACGCCAGGAGCGGCGGGGGCCGGCATGACCGCAACGGCAGTCGGAGTATCAATGCGATGGCTCATCGTTATACCTCATGCGTCCAGTAAATCGCAGTATGCGCGGGCTTGTACTTTTCCCACGCCAGGACCATCGGCATGACCACCGACGAAAACGTGATCAGCGGCGAGTTGCACTCGTCATTGCAGTCCATGCGGTGAATCTGCGCCGGACACGAGGCCGTCCAGTAGAAGGTCCACGGCCCATCCTCGACATCGACCGCGAATCCATAGAGCAGCGCGAACGCCTCCCAGTGCGGCTCACTCGCACCTCCGACGTTGCGGAGCTTGACGATGAGCACGCGGCGTCGATCCGCGATCAAGACCGGGAACACGCCGAACTCGGGCAGGCCGCACGCGCGCTCCCACTCGGCGATCAAGTTGGTCGTCGTCTGCGGGTCCGCCTCCTCGAAGCCGGTCGTCACGTAGTTGTGTGCGCGCACCACCTCATCAGCTATGCCTTGCAGGAGCAGCGTGAGCCGTCGATCCGGGTCGCGAGTCCAGATGACGCCCGGCGGAAGCAACTGCTGTAGCGTCAGCAGGTAGTCTGCATTGGTGGCTGTCCAGAGCTTGCTCGCCACGTCTACACCCAGTTCTGCGTGATGCCGCCGATCACGATGGTCGGGTACTCGTTTGCCCCGAGCGCAATGTCGTCCGTGCCCGCGCCGCCCTCCACTGCCGTGATCTCGAACCAGTCCACGCCAGCAGAGTTGCCGACCGCTTCTTGGAGATACGAATTGTAGAACGTGGACCCGGCCGGGTTGACCTCCGCTCGCTCGCGGAATGCGGACTCGATCTCCGCCAGGATCGCCGCGTAGGTGTCCGCTTGGCTCAGGCTCCCGTCGCCATGAACGGTTATGGAAATAGTGATAGCCTCCTGAATGACGCTGGGATTCGGTACGGACAATTCTGCGGTGACTGGCTTGCGCGCGGTGATGTAAGCAAGGACGGCTGCGATTGTCCCCGCGCCCGGAAGCACACCCGCGCCCGTACCCTCGACGACGAAGCGCACCGTCACCTGTCCGTGCGCCATGCCCGCCATCGGCCATGCTTGCACCCAGACCCGATCCACCGAAGCATCAGCGGCCTGCGCCCACGCCTCGTAGTCGGCAATCGCACCGCCCTGCGGCGGGCTGCTCAGCCGCAATCGGATGCGCTCCTGTAGCTCGTCGTCACTTTCCTCGTCCGCGCCGCCAGTGAAGCCCACGGGGAGCGCCATCGGGCCAAGCGGCGCACTCGCCTGCACGCCGACGGGCGGAGACGAGAATGTGAGTTGCGCACCGACCGCGTACTCGTAGTTGCCCGCCGCGCCCGCGACCACGGCCCGCACCGTCACGTCCTTCTGCGATGACGGACCCGGCGCCCAGACGTAGGGGCCGCCCGTGACCTCGTATTCCGCGCCGCCGTCGCGAACGAGGAGCGTCCCGTCTATGATCGTCGATCCACCAATGGCCGTGGCAATCACCGTGCCTGTGGCTTTGCTCGCTGGCACCTTGCCGGCACCGAGAAAGAGCGTGGCCCATCGCAACAGATAGTCGCCCGTCGCCGTGTCCGGGATCATCTGCGTCGAGAGGAACACCACCGTCTGATAGATTCCCCAGGCCACGCCGGCCAGCACATGCGCGATGACCCACGCGAGGGACCGGACGACCAGCGCGTTGCTATTGCCCATGCGCGCGTTCAGGTCGCCTTTCACGCGCGTTATCAGTTCGGATAGTGTTGGCGTTATCAGCATGTCACAATCCTATCGCCGCCCAGAGGTCCGGGAAGCGCTCGACTATCGTATCACCATCCTGCTTGTACGCGGTCACCTGCACGGCCAGCCGGTTGCCGGCCTGCGCCTCCACGAGTACGTCGATGCGAGCGCACAGGCCATCGTCGATGAGCGGCTGCAAGGCTTCCTCGGCGAAGGATCGCGCCTCCTGTAGGGTCTCCTGTGTGAGTCCGCGAGCGCGACAGAGCCAGAGCTTGCTGCCGTAGCGGTCGCCGGAAGTCGGCAGGTACTGGTCTGCCCACCAGCCACCCTTGTACGGCAACGGGCCTCGGTCGTCCGGTAGCACGTCCTCAGCGCTGGCGCGGCGGTCGGAGAGCAACGAAATCCACATGGCCTCGCGGAGCGTGACATGCGACAGCGTTGGCGACCACGGCAAGAGCTCATAGAACGGCAACCCGAGCGAGTCCTCCATGTGGCCGCCGAGCGGGTCGGCGTAGAGGATGTCGCCGGACTCGACATGAGCAAGGCCGGGCGTCACATAGTCCGCCCAACGGCGCGCGGGGTCGATGACCTCGAGCGCAAGATTCGTGATCGTGCCCGGCGCGCGGACCTCGTAGATCCGATCCGGTGTCATGTCTGACGCAAGATGCAATACTGCTATCAGCCCGCTATAGGTGACGGACGCAATGACTGGCGTAGTCGCGGGCGGCACATAGGCGATGGCTGGGTCATTCGTCCACGCCGCCGGGTTCGTCAAATCGGCGCCGATCATCGCCTCGTTGAACGTGACCTCCACGGTGTGCAGGCCGTTGGCGCGTGCCGATGCGACCCACGGAGCAGCCACTACACCACCCCCGTTATCAGGCCCTTGGAGTAGGTCACGGTCTGGCCAGCACCCGTGAGGAAAGAGCCTGTAGCGCCGGGCACGCCAGCGGCCTGGAATGCCGAGGTGGCGTTGATTGTGGGCGCGACAAGCGTGCCGCCGCTGCCGCCGATTCCGCCACCTCCCGAGAGCGACGTGAATCCGAGCGTACCGAACGTGCCCGCCGGAGCGGACATCGAAACCGTGGCCTGCAACGTGCCCGAAACGATGGTGTTGCCGCCCAGGTCAATCGGTGTGCCCGTCGGGCTGCCAATCGAAACTTTCGTCGAGTCGAGCAAGATGCCGTAGCCGTCCGCGTGGTACATGGCCACGGCCCCGGATGCGAGGGTCGTCGGTCGGTAGCGGCGATCCGCGACGATGAGCGCGACGGCGTGATCCGAGGATGCGTTGACGTTGCCGACGAAGGCTTCGGCACCCACGAACGGGCGCGATGTGAAGCCGTAGGGCTCGGCGTGCTCGACTTCCGAGCGCACGAGACCACCCATGCCCTTGATCTGGAGCTTGCGGAGCGCCGATCCTTCCGTCACGCCTACCACTTCGGCGCGGGTGAATAGTGCTATCATTCTGCGAGACAGATCCATCAGTCGAACCAATCCTCGTGCGGCGCGGCCGCCTTCTTGCCCTTGTTCGGTACGGCCTTGTCGAGCGTCGTCATCGCGCGATTCCACCAAGGCCGCCAGCCGTGCGTGATGGGCTTCTTGCGCTCCTCTGGCGGCTGCAATTCAAAGGCGCCAGGCGGCATCAGCGTCATGCTCGTCAGCGTCCCGCCGGAGTCCAGGCGCAGCGTAACCTCGGTGACGAGT